CTGCCTGGATGCCCATCAGGATGCCCCTGCCGATGGCCGGGATGACCTTGTTGATGAGGACGTCGGCCGCCATGTTGAACAGCTTCTGCATCAGCCGCTCGATGATCTGGCCGATCTGGGCGGCCCGCTCGGGCGTGATGATCTTGCTGAAGCCGCGGCCGAAGGCGTCGATCAGCTTGCTGCCCGTCTTGCTCTCGATGCCACCGAGCATGTTGTCGATCGCCGTGAAGAGCGTGTCGACGGCCGCGCCGAGCGCTGCACCGATGGTCTCGACGATCGCGGCCACCATGTCGGAGTTGACGAGCGAGGTCAGCAGGCGCTTGGCCATCTCGGCCATGCCCTTTTCGCCGAACTTCTCGATCGCCTTCGGGTCAAAGTCGGTGAGCTCCTTGACGTTCTTTGCGTACTCCTTCTGGCTGATCTCGCCGAAGTCGAGCATCGCCTTGTTGAGGGCGCCGAGCGCGCCCCGGCCGCTGGCCTGCTCCTTCAGCAGGTTGGCCTGCCTCTCGAGCTTGGTCTTGATCTGCGGGTCGGTGGTCTTGGCCGCCGCGTCGAAGAAGCTATTCGCCTGATCCTCGAAGCCGTTGGTGTACGTGTTGAAGGCCAGGTAGAAGCGGTTGGAGACCTCCCTCAGCTCGCGGAACTGCTCGGCTATCTGCCTGAACGGGTCGAAGATCTGGGGCAGCACCCCGAGCAGCTCGAGGATCGGCACGGCGAAGTTCGCCAGCGTCTCCTTCATGATCTTGAAGAGGGACGTGTTCTCCTGCACGGCCTGGCTGACCAGCGGGACTACCTTGCCCTGTGCGTTCAGGTACCGGCCGAACTGGTCGACCTTCGGCACCGTCACGTCGAGCTCGCGAGACAGGCCGAACAGGCCGGTGTCTGGGTCGAGAAACGCGGAGCGGGTCGCCTCGATCAGTCCGCTGACCGACCGGCGCATCTTGTTAACGACCTCCTGCGGCAGCGCGTTGTCCAGCGCCTTCATCACCGCCTTGAAGCGCTCGGCGGTGCCGGCGGCGCTCGCGTTGATCTCCTTCTCCGCGTCCTGCAGCATGTTGGCCAGGAGCGGGTTGCTCCTGAGCTGCGCGTAGCGGGCCTGCATCGCCGAGATGCTGACGGACTCGCGCGTGACGAGCTGCTCCATGAGCATCGTCAGCGGCATGCCGCCCGTCTGGCCCTGGCCCAGCAGCACCGTCTGCTCGGTGAAGCGCTGGAGGACCTTCGTGATCGCCTCCTCGGACGTCGCGCCCTCCTTGGCCCCGAGCTCGGTCGCGAACTTCTTGAAGGCCTCCTCGTTCTTGCCGAACGCGCCCATCACCGTGTCGGTCAGGCCCCTGGCCGCCCGCACGTAGTCGTTCGTCGCGCCTGGCAGCGCCGCGGCGGACTTCGCGAGGGACCTGTTCAAGCCCTCCTGCATCGTCATCGCGTCCTCGAAGGACGAGAACAGCGGCGTCTTCGACTTCTTGTCGAGCGCGAACATGCCGCCGGCGGACTTGATGTCCTCCATCTCGTCGCCGACGCGCTCGGCGAACGCCCGCCCGAACATCTCGAACGGCTTCGACATCAGCTGCACGCCGGTCTGGAAGCCGGCGACGATGGCGCTCGTCATCACGCCGCCGATGGCGCTGCCGATCGCGATCTCGCCGATGCCGGCTCCGCCCCCGCCGCCGCCTCTGACCCTGGGGGCCGCGCCACCGCCACCGCCGCCGCGGGGCATCCTCGGCGCTGGCAGCGCCGTCGGCTTGATGGCTCGCTGCGCGCGTGAGACCTTGCCCATCTCGGAGCGGTACTGCTGCATCGCCCGGATGTTGGTCTCAAACCCGGTGCGCTGCGACTTGAGCCCGTCGCCGAGGCGCTGGGAGGCCATCGCCATGACGCCGAGGTCGCGGGCGATCGGGCGCAGCTTGCCCTGCATCTTCGTGAAGCTCTTCGTCAGCGCGTCGATCTCCCTCGACAGCCTGGCCAGCTTCGGCGTGATGTCGTCCTTAAACGACCCAACTAATCTGATCTCCTTGTCAGCCATTGCTCAGCGCCCCTACTGTCCTGTCGCGATGTTGGGGACGCCCCCCTGCCCCGGCAGCGCCGATGGCCTCGGGGCCGCCGCCGCCGGCTTGTTCGCCGCCGCGGCCGTGGCCGCCGTGCTGGAGCTAGCGGGATTTGGCGCCGCCGCGCCGGCCGCCGCCGCGTTCTGCGACGACGCGCTGTTCGCCGACGCGGCCTTCGCCGCGGACGACAGGCCGGCCCCGAGCGTGCTGCCGCTGGCCAGGTCGATCCCGCCGGCCACCTGGTACGACGGGACCTCGATCAGGTCCACGTCGACGAACGCCCTCGTGGCGTAGCCGGCCATGTCCCTCATCGCCTCCTTCACCTTCACGGAGGAGATGATGAACGTCCCGTACTCCTTCGTCGGGCCGCAGTACAGCTTCCAGCAGTACGGCGCGGTGTAGCCGTTCTGCAGGACCATGTTCATGGCCACCTCGAGCGCGGTCACGTTGCCCTCGACCATCTTGCCGTTGGAGAAGCCCTCGATCATCGCGTTGCCGAGGGAGAGCTTTCGTAGGCCGGTCGACCCGTAGGTGACGTACGGCGCGTTGGTGCCGTAGGTCTCCACGAGCCCGTTCTTCGAGTCCTTGGACCAGCTCACGTCCTGCGGCGGCGTGATGAAGTACCACTCCGTCGGGATGACCGACGAGAGGTCAGAGTTCTGGATGTCCTTCGCGGCGATGTTGCCCGGCCCGCCGCCGCCGCCGCCCGCCAGCGCGGCCGCGGCTCCCCCGGCGCCGCCGCCGAACAGCCCGGTCGCCGCCTTGGCGAACGCGAGGCCGGTCGCGACGTTCTGGACGATCGCGTTGCCGGTGATCGCCCCGGCCGCGGTGGCGACCGACGCCAGCGTCCCGAGGGTCCCGAGCTGCCCGCCGCCGGCGGCGGCCTGCTTGTCCTCGATCTTCGTCTCGGCGGACGCCGCGCCCTGGTCGGCTCTCAGCAGGTAGAAGACCAGGTCCTGCTCGCCGTACGCCCTGCCCATCTCGGCCGGGCCGGCCGCGAACTCCGTGTGGAGGGCGATCGGCTTAGTGCCGGTCGACCCGCCGCCGAGCAGGCCGTCGACGATCCCGCCGAGCGGGCCGAAGCTGACGCCGGTGAGGCTCGTGAGTGCTCCGGAGGCCACTGTCCCGAGGGACGAGCCGCTGGTCAGCGCGATCGCGGCGTTGAAGCCCGCGTTGGTCAGCGACTGCGAGCTCGAGTTGCTCAGGGCGGTCACCGCGCCGGCGCCGGCGCCCGCGATGCTCCCGACGTTACCCACGCCGAATGCGGACCCAGCGGCGTTCAGCGCGCTCTGCGAGGTCGAACTCGATAGGCCTGCCAGGAAGTTCGGCATTCTAGCAGAAGGAGTACGGGGGCGGTTCCAGCCCGATCTTCCTGAAGGCCGCCAGCGCCTTGTCCATGTGCTCGTGCATCACGTTCGGGGCCGGGTCGTTCACGGCCTCCACGAGCTTGGGGTAGTCCTCCAGCGCCTCCACCCGGTACTTGGGGTGGGGCTCGCAGAGGTCGAAGTACTCGAGCGGGGAGCCCGGCGGCAGGTTGTCGCCGAGGTCGCCCTGCTCCTGCTTGGCGTGCGCCAGGAAGCGCGGGTGCTTTATTTTTACTCCTAACTTCATCTCGGTGTGGAGCAGCACCTGGTCCTCGCCGGCCAGCCGCTCCTGGATCCGCTCCTTCGGCCCCGGGATGCGCGTGTTGGCCCAGTAGACCCGGTGCGACTCGTCGACGAGCATCGACCAGTCGCGGTCGATCGTGCTCAGGAGGACCTGCCGGTCGTGGCACACGCCGCGGGTGTCGCGCGAGATGCGGAAGATCGCGCCCGCCCAGTCGTCGGCCTCGAGCCCCTCCTCCTTGAAGCACGGGAAGTACCGCTGGCAGTACTCCCAGCCGGTCTCCACGACCTGGTAGAAGTTGTCGTCCTTCTCGCGGCGGTTGCCCTTGTAGCCCGTCGCCACGGTGGACACGTCGGTGCCCTTGCCCTCGCAGTACTCCTCCCAGACGATCTCCATGCGCTCGTCCTTGTTGATCTCGACGCCGCGCCAGTACGTCCCGTGGGCCTCATACCGCTTGTCGGACACGACAACGACGTTGTAGCCGTGGCGCGGGAGCATGTCCGGGCCGCGGTTCACCTTGATCGCCCACAGCGCCTTGGTGATCTTCTGGAGCATCTCCTCGGTGTAGAGGTGCTCGATGGATTGCAGGTAGCCGAACACGCCCCAGGCCGCGACCATGAAGTCGAAGACGACGAGGGGCGCCGGATCGGAGTCCAGCTTGAAGGACTCCTCTCGCAGCGCCATTGTATCTCTCTATACCCGCCTATCTTACGCGTCGGCGCCCCAGATAGATCCGGCGATCGTCGGGCAAGCCTGCGCGAACGCCGCCCTGATGGCGTCGGCCATCTCGATGTGCTCCCACTGCACGACGCCCTCCTCGCCGCGGACGTTGCAGTAGTGGATGAAAGAGCGCGGGTTGCCGGTGACGTAGAGGCGGGTGTACACCCCCTGCGGCAGCACGAACCTGGCCAGCTCCTTAGCGATCCCCTTGTCGATCAGCGACGTGTAGCAGGCGACGGCCGTCTCGTACGCCATGCGGAAGTCGTCGCGCATGGACTCGGTGAGCGCCTCGTCGTCGGAGTGGATGCTATTTTGCCTGTTCCTCTCGTCCTGAAGGCGCGCGGCCTGCGGCATGTAGAACATGTTGAGCATCGTGCACTCGAGCCCCTCAGTCACCTCGGCCATGGCGGTGTGGTCCTGGTACCGGCCGCTGAACTGCTGGAAGCAGAAGCTCCGGTGGCGCAGGGCCTGGACGGAGATGGCTAGCGGGGTGACGACCTCGACGGTCACCGCCCCCTGCTCGAAGACGCTCCAGTGCCCGTGCCTGGCGCAGTACCGGAGGAGTCCGGCGACGGATGGATTCTCCTGAGCCTTGCTTGATACACGTGCCACGTAAGCCACAGTCTCATCAAGGTTTGGAGTCGCGTTGACAAGCCGCACCTTTGTCGATCCGCGGACGATCCACTCGGAGTCATTCGTGATAGCTTCGTCGGTTACTTTAAGCATTGCGTGAGGATGAGCTCTCCGTCTCTGAATGTCAGTTCGTACTCGGGCCAGTCCGAGTGGTGTAGCCTGTCCCTGCACTTCGACCGCCAGTCCGACGGGTAGATGCAGATCGTGCGGGTCAGCCTGTGCGGCAGGACGCGACCGTGGTTGCCGTTGGGGACCGGGCGGAACGGCGGGAGCCACTCCCGGTTCTCCCTCGCGCGTCGGATGTCCTCCTCGCTCTCCTCCACGATGTCGTACGTGCCGGACTCGTCGAGGCGCCAAAGCCGCCCCGCCGGGTCCACCCAGTACGTGTCCATGCAGCAGTCGAGGTCCTTGCACTGGAAAACGTCGGCCGGCCCGACGCGGTCGTCGAGCGGCGCGGCGCACCTGACCCAGTCAAACATCCCCATCGCCGCCCTCCCGCCTCGGTTGAACAGGGAAGCGTCTGAGCGTGGCGAGCCACTCATAGGTCTCCTCGGAGATCTCGTGGAGTTCGGAGCCGCAGCCCCAGATGATGGCCTCGACCTGGCCGGGGACCTTCCGGATCTCCTCCATCAGGATCCCGATGGCGCGGTCGCGCCTGTCTGCGTATGACATGCTTTACTCGTGGTAGGTTCTCAGGAAGTCGATCAGGCGCGGCGACCGCTCGGCGGCCCGCGCCCAGCGATTATAGCGATCGGACGCGAAGGCCGAGCTCCTGCGGGCCAGGCTCTCGAAGTCCAGGCCGGTCCGCGTGCCCTCTAGCTCGAGGAACGGCCGCGGTAGGTGGTTGTGCCCCATGCCTGCGAAGACGCAGATCCCGCCGGCCGACTCGTTCCAGCGTCGCGAGAACAGCCTCGAGTCCGCGTAGCTCGAGAACGAGGCGCGGCCCAGATCGAGCCCGGCCGAGAGCCTCGTGCGCTCGGTCGCGTCGCGCCAGTACTCCGTGTCGTCCCTGGAGCTGAGCGCGTAGTGGAAGGAGACGAAGGCCGCGAACTCGTCGAACAGCTGCGAGACTCTCTGGTTGTACGCGTCGCGGTCCCACTGGTTGAACGATCTGCGCGCGAGCGTCTCGCCGAGCAGCAGCGCGAACTCGTGGATCGTCAGCAGCCCGTTGCTCTCCAGGGGCTCGATGAACCCAGCCGATAGCCCTATGGCGACCACATTCTTGACCCACGTTCGCTCGTGGATGCCGATCCTCATGCCGAGCTTGCGGAAGCTGAGGTCCTCAGGCCGCTCGATGCCTTTTGCGCGCAGATGATCTATGAACTCGGTGAGGGCCTGGTCATCAGAGACGTACCCGTCGCTGTACACATAACCCGACCCGATCCGGGACCACAGTGGCGTGTTCCACACCCAGCCGTTGCCGAGCGCGGTGCAGTCCGTGAATGGCTCCAATTGCGCGGCCTTGTCGGTGTACGGTAGTCTCGCGGCCCACGCCTTGTTGTTAGGGAGGATGCCCCGGTAGGACTTAAAGGGCTCGGACATCGCCCCACCGATCAGAAGGCTGCGCCAGCCGGTGCAATCAACATATAGGTCTGCGGCGATCTCCGAGCCGTCGTCCATGATCAGCGCATCGATGCCGTTCCCGCCGAGCCTGTGACCTTTTACAGTGCCCTCGATGCGCCTTACACCCTCGGGGACGCAGTGCTTCTGCCCGAGCCACGCACCGAATCGCACGGCGTCGAAGTGGTAAGCTGCGTCCAGATTGTAGTCGTACGGCGCGAGGTCGCCGCCGCTCCCGCCGCTGATCCGGTTGCGCTCGGCGAGGGCCGTGGCCGGGAACATCGCCCTGGCGTAGGACGGGTTGCCACCAGCGCCGAGAGCGTCGGCCACGAACCAGTCGTTGGGCTCGTAGGTGCCGCGCTCGATCGCTGGCGTCCCGAACGGGTAGTGGAAGGAGCCGGTCCCGACCCCGTTGAAGTCCGTGAACCTGATGCTGAGCTTGAACGACGCGTCCGTTGCCGGGACGAATTCGCGCTCTTCGATGCCGACGTACCGCGCCCAGAGCTTGAACTGCCCCAGCGTGCTCTCGCCGACGCCGATCACAGGCACGTCGGGGCTCTCAACGACCGTAATCTCTACCGTTGGGCACGAACGCAGCAGCGTTGCCGCGGTCATCCAACCTGCGGACCCGCCGCCGACGATGACTATCCTCTTGAGTTCTGTCGTCATTTGCAGTCAATTTTGCGGACCCAGCCGCACTTCTTGCACCGGAGGTAGAACCGAGTGCACGTGGCCGCGGAGCAGCCACTCTAGGAGTCTCATCATGGCGTCAGAAGTCCAGGTCGAGTTCCTCGGGCGCCGGCTCGTCGCTGAAGTCGCCGGCCATCTTCTTGAGCAGCAGCAGCGTCGACGCGCAGTCCACGAGGGAGTCGTGCGCGCTGCCGTAGGCGAGTTTCGGGAGCCGCTGCCACTTCCAGTCCTTCTTGCTGCTCATCCACTCGCCGCACCACGCGGAGTAGGCCTCCATCGCGCAGGACGTCTCGAAGTCGGGGACCTCGAAGCCGTACTTGGTCAGCATGTGCGTGAGCAGGTGCACGTCGAACGCGGCGTTGTAGGCGACGACGTGGCGCCCCTGGATCAGCCCCGCGACGAGGTCGGCGACGACCTGGAACGGCGGGCAGTGCGCCACCATCCGCTGGTCGATGCCGTGGATCTTCGTCACCTCCAGCGGGATGGGCCGGTTTGGCTGGATCAGCATCGAGAGGACCGGGCGGCCCTCCGTGTTGATCATCGAGAGCTGGCAGATCTCGGTCTCGGGGTCCTTCGACAGGATGCCGGTCGTCTCGACGTCGACGATCAGCGTCCGCGGGTCGGCCAGCCTCTCCTTAGCCCAGGAGGCTTGCTGCCTCTTGACCTCCAGGAGGTCTTCCTCCGTCGGCCTCGTCTTCAATTTCATAGCGTTGTTTGATGCCTGGTTTGAATGCCTCGATCTGCTCCCTGTGCATGGGGAGGATCGAGAAGTCGTGCGACCCGAGCAGCCCTCGCTGCTTGGACTTGCCGCCGAGTCTGAAGTACGCGTACACCGAGCCGACGAAGGTGATCCGCCGGCCCTGCTTCGGCTCTATCCCGGTGCGTCTGATGTGCTTCTCGAGCACCCAGAGGTGGGACAGCTTGATCGATCTGCCCCTCGGGACAGGGGTTATGATCAGGTTCACCAGCAGGAGCGAGCGGAGGTCCGCGCGCTCGGCGTGGTCACGGAACTCTTTGACCCGGCCGCTGACCCTCACGAGTTGCGCCTCCAGGTGCTCGAGCTCCTGCCTGTAGTTCGGAGCGTACTTCCTGCTCCCCGGCGGTACGGGGGAGAAGTGGCTCACGGGTCCATCGTTCCTCGCTTTATACGCGACCATTATACGCCGCCGGCAGGGCCGGTAGAGACGCCATGATCGGAAAGGAGACCTTCGGCCTCAACAAGGGCGAGTTCTCGGACAAGCTGTCCCGCATCGTCAACCAGTACCGAGCGGGCTCCAAGATCATAGGGAAGCCGCGGGACTTCATCATCACGGCGTGCCGCCTCGCCGACCGGTTCTCGAAGGTGGCGAACGAGGAAGGCACCGAGGTCGTCGTCGAGAACTTCCCGTGCGGGCCCAGGAAGGTGCGGATGGTGGTGCTGCGCAGGCAGGACGGGTTCAAGCAGCCCGTCCCGAAGAACCAGCTCGTGGACCAGCTGTACCCGCCGAGGGTGACCAAGCGGGCCCCGAACCTCGAGCGGAAGCACGTGACCGCCGTCCGGTCGGCCATGCGCCAGCTCGTGGACTGCCAGCTCAGGGCGTACCGCAAGACGCTCCAGTACCCGATCGAGTGCTACGTGACGGGGCGGCAGCTGAGGCCGGGGATGCGCGTCGACATCGACCACCTCGGCAAGCCGTTCGTGCAGATCGCGGACGAGTGGCTCGAGCTGCTCGGCCTCACCTACTGCGACATGGCCCTCGTCGGCCCGCCGAACCTTAAGCGTTTCAAGGAGGCAAAGTACAACGACGCCTGGCCGCTGTACCACGGGGACAACGCCAGGCTGATAGCCGTCTGCGCGGCGGCCAATAGGTCGAAGGGCGCCTCGGGATACGAGACGCCCAGCGGGAGGATCGGGTCGTTCGCGAAGACGAGCGACGAGGAGGTAGACCTCGACTTTTAGACCGGGGCGACGTTGATCACGTAATTGTAGTTGACCATGAAGCGCAACTCGTTACTGCCGCTGGCCGTGGTCGTGCGGATCCTGAAGTTCGTGCCGCTGTAGTCCACGGCGAAGGTGGGCTCCGTGCCCGACCAGCTGTCAACCTTGTTCCCCGCCGCGCTGATGGCGGCGGCCGAGCCGTTGTAGTGCGCGTTGTAGGACACGGTCAGGGTGCCGGTGCCGACCGCCGCGGTCTCGTCGTGGACGAACACGGTGAAGCTGACGCTCGCCGCGCTGCCGCTCGCCGGGATGTCCAGGAGCGTGTAGGTGCCGTTCGAGGACACGCTCAGGGATGCAACCCCGGTGACGAAGTCCCGGCCGGGGCTGTTAGTCGACTGCACGAGGACCGGGGCGGTCACCGTGGAGCAGGTGACGTCCGGGTCGACCGAGAGCTCGCCCGAGCCCGTCGTCTTGACGAAGCCGCCTGAACCCAGGGAGCCGGGCAGGGTTAGGTCGTAGTCGGCCGCCAGGCCGGTGGCCGCGCGGATGGTCGTACCGAAGCCCGTGAACGGGTTCTCGACCTCGAGTAGCTCGCGGACGCGCAAGGTGTCCACCCTGATGGCGTCCGAGAGGGAGAGATTGCCGGACCCGTCGGACTTCAGCAGGAGGTCCGTGGACGATGACGGGATGGAGGCTGGCAGCGTCAGGGCGTACGCCGTGGGGACCACGGCCGGGGACCTCAGGGCTACGCCGAGGCCGGTCGACGACTTGAACTCAACCGGGGACGCGGACGCCCCGTACTCCAGCAGCACCGAGCCCTCGACGTTCAGGGTGCCCGTCAGGTCGAGGATGTTTGCGGCGCCGTCGAATGTGAAGGTGTTCGACCCGCCGACCAGGCCGCCGTTGTTGAATTGCACCGCGCCGGTGGCGCCGGCGGGGTTGGCGCGGATCATGATGCTGCCCGCGCCGTTCTGGATCGCGATGCCGTTCCCGGGCGTCAGCGTGGCCTTGTTCCAGCCGGTCGAGACGCCGCCGATGAGCAGTTCGCCGCCCATGGGCGTGCCGCTGACGCCCGTGCCGCCGTGCGCGTACGGGAGGACGCCGGTGATGATCTTGGTCGCGTCGATGCCTGGGATGCGGGCCGAGTTGAACACGCCTGACGTGATCTTGGTCGCGTCGAGCGACGGAATCCGAGCCTGGTTGACGAAGCCCGAGGCTATCTTGCTGCCGTCGAGCGGCGGGATGTCCTCGTTGGCTAGACCGCGGAACGTGGGCACCGCGGCGGCGCCCTCGACCGGGCCGCCCAGGAAGCGGTTGCGGACCTGCGGGATCAGGTTGACCTCGAGGGTCCCGGCCGTCGTGATCGGGCCGTTCTCGACCTCGAACACGGCCGTCGGCATCGACAGACCGACGCTGGACACGCCGCCGGGGTCCGAGCTGGGGAGCCACGCGTTGCCGTCGAACACCTTCAGCATCGGCGACTGGCCGGCCGTGTCGAGCCACATCTCGCCGACGGTGTTGCCGGGGTAGCCGTTCGCGCCGGAGTTGGGGGCGAGCTGGCCCACGGCCGTCGGCCCGACCTTGAACAGCGAGCCGTCGCGAGCTTTGAAGAATAGGCCTGGCTCCTGCTCGTTGAAGTTGAGCAGGGGCATGCCGTTGGCCAGGACGTTGGGATCCGGCCTGAGCTGCACCTGGTCAGTCCTGAGGAACTGGATCTGGGTTGACATCTATCCTCCTCAGGGAACGATCGTCAGGATCCCGTTGTTGTTCCAAACGGCACCTGAAGGCAGCCCGGTGGTTGTCGTGGGCGGGATGAAGACGCTCGTCTGGGTCACCTGCGAGCTCACGGTCGCCCAGCCCGTCGCGAGCCAGACCTTCAGCAGCGGCGTCGGGTTCGTGCTCGTGTCGAGCCACATCTCGCCGACGGACCTCTCCAGGTAGTTGGTCTGCGGCGGCGGGTCGTTGCCGACGAACGTCGGGCCCACCTTCACGAGGGCGCCCGTGTCCGTCTTGAAGAACAGGCCCGTGGACTGCGTGTTATAGTTGACAGCCAGCTGGCCCGTGGCGAGCGTGTCCGGCGTCGGGCGCCTCCCGTAGTCGCCGGAGCGGATGTGCTGTACCGTGAACGCCATGGGGGCTTCTGCTCGGGTCAGGTGGTCTTACGGCGGCGCGGCGCGCGCGGCTTGGGCGCCTCTGGCGCCGGCGCGGCCTCCTCTATCTCGTGCGGCATCGGCTCGCGCGGCCAGAGGATCTGGAAAGGGTCTTCGGTACTCTGTGGGAGGTCCCTCAGGGCTTGGCGGTAGCGCTGCCACGCCTCGGGCGCGGGCAGGCTTTTCTCGAGCCACGGCATGATGCGCCTATCGCTGAGATTCAGCAGATCATCGCGCTCGAGGCGCATCTGGGCAATAGCGCTATTCCTGGCGTTCCGCAGGTCGATCGAGCTCCTCTCGACGACTGTGTACGCCATGTCGTCCGGCGACCACACGCACCTGTGGGTGCGCTCGTCGAAGTCCGTCGGACGCTCGTAGGGCCCCGACCAGCCGGCGAATGCCAGCAGCTCGGGCGTGATGTCTTTGGTCGTGCGCGTCAGGCCAGAGTCGGGGAGCCGCACCTTCTCGGGCAGCGGCTCCGGCTCCTGGCCCTGTAGCGAGTACAGGTCTGCCATTGTTTAGACTCGGGGTTTCGTGCGGTCAGCTATCTCAGCTGATCTCTTCGTAGCTGATCACCACTTCCAGGCCGTTTGTCGCGTCGGAGGTGATGAAGTCCAGCTTGTCGCCCTGCTCCAGGTAGAGGGGGGCGGTCTTGTCTACCAGCACCAGGGTGGAGTCGGCGGGCACGGAGATCGTGTTCGCGACCTTGTAGCTGGAGGCGGCCGGGGTGGCGCTCGCGTCGAAGAAGAAGCAGGTCACGTCGACGGCAGACGTGCCGTCCACGTTCGCGACGTACACGGAGTTGACCTTCAGCAGCTTCTCGGCGGCGGGCGCGGCCGGGTTGGTCAGGACGGACTGGGCGGGGGAGGGTGCGGCGGCGGTCAGCGCGGCGCCGAGCGTCTTCCCGTTGATGTTGGTGACGTTAACGATGTTGATGGCCACTTTCTGGTCCTCTGTGAAATCTAGTGGGGGAAGGGGTTGATCAGATGGCGAAGATCAGGGTCATCGCGATCGACTTGCCTGTCGTCGAGATGGGGCTGCTCGAGAAGCTCAGGTTGCCGGCGCCGTCAGTGATGATCGCCTGGCCGGCCGAGCCGTCCGCGTTGGGGAGCTTGAACGTCACGTTCGAAGCGATGGACGCGGGTGCCTGCAGGGCGACGTAGTTCGTGCCGTTGTCGCTGTCCTCAAAGATCTTGAGGGTGCCGGCCTGGGAGCTGTTGCCAAGGATCTCGACGTTGCCGGCGTTGTCGACCACCAGACGGTTCTGACCGTTGACGGACGAGATGAGGGATGTGGTGCTGATGATCGCCATTAGTCTTGGACCTCTTCCATGAGGAGCTTGAACACTTTGCCGGTCTTGTTGCTCCGCAGGGTGAGGAATTGATCCTCCTCGATCATCGTCCAGTCGCCGCGGTCATTCTTGAGGTGAAGGTCACCCGTGAAGATGTTCGCGAAGCGCTGTGAGGTGGATCCGAGGTTGCGGACGTTGTCTGTGTTCGGCAGAATGTTGCCATCCACTGTGACCGTGCTGCCCAGGGGGCCGTTGGTTGCGTCGACGCGGAAGTAGGTTCCGTCCAGGTTATTGGTGCTACCGGAGCCGACCCACTGGGCCGGGGGGCCAACTGCGACTGCCACGTACGTATTGCCCGAGGCCGGGTCAGTGTACGTCTGCCCCACCACTGTAGCTGCGGGGAAGTTGATAGCCATCAGTCAATGGCCTCCATAACGATTTTGAAGGTTTTACCCGATTTGTTGTTCCTGAGGGTCAGGAACTCCTCCTCCTCGATCACCGTCCACGAGCCGCGATCGTTCTGCAGGTGAAGGTCACCCGTGTAGATGTTCGCGAAACGGAACGACGGCGAGCCCAGGTTGAACGCGTTGTCGGTGTTCGGGAGCAGGTTGCCGTCGATGTTGATCTTCGACGTCTGGATGGCGCCGACCGCGATCTTGGCGCCCGTGATCGCGTTGTTGGCGATCTTGGCATCGGTCACGGCCAGGTTGGCCAGCTTCAGGGTGTTGATCGAGAGGTCGGCCACCGTGTTCTGCGTGATCGCAGCCCCGAGTACCACGGCCGAGAAGCTCTGGCCGAAGGTGGGGATGTTGCCGGCCGCGAACACGATGGTCGAGCCGACCACGGTGTAAGCCGTCGAGGGGTTCTGGTAGACGCCCGCCTTGTGGACGATGAGCTGCTGCGGGTTCACAGGCGTGAACGCGAAGCTGCCAATCGCCAGGTTGAACGTCGTCGTGACGCCGTCGAACGAGCTGGAGATGTCGTCGATGACGCGCACGGCCGCCACGCCGGAGCTGTTGGGCGCCGCGTCGATCCACTGGTCGCTGGTGCCGTCCTCGTAGAAGACGTACAGGCGGCCGGAGGAGGAGTTGAACCAGAGGTCCCCCTCCTGGGGCGCCGGCGAGGTCGGGGCGGTGTCGCTGACCGAGACCTGCGCGCCACCGCCGCCGGAGGCTCCCCAGCTGAGGACGCCGGAGCCGTTGGTGACGAGGGCCTGGCCGAGGGTGCCGTCGGTGGCGGGCAGAGTCCACAGCACGTTGCTGGAGATGGCGCCGGGCGCCTGGAAGCCCACGTAGTTGGACGCGCCGACCGAGCCGCTGTGGAAGCGGAGGTCGTTCTGGTTGGACAGGCGGACGGCGTTCTGGAAGTCCGTGATCGAGGCGACAGTCAGCGTGTCGGTCGAGGCGTTGCCGACCGTCACGTTGCAGTTGAAGTTCGCCGTGCCGTTGACGGTGATGATGTCGCTCGTGCAGTCGTTGCCGAGCGTCGTGCTGCCGTCGACCGTCAGGTTGCCGGCGATCGTGCCGTTGCCGCCGACCGTCAGGTTGCCCGCAATGTTGCCGGTGCCGAGGTCGGACCAGCTCGTGCCGTCGTAGCCGCGGAAGACGTCGAGGGTCGTGTCGAAGCGGATCATGCCCGCGACGGCCGGGATCAGCGACTCGTCGGTGTTCGGGCCCTGGGGCACGCGGACGTAGCTGTTGGCGCCGGAGCCGTTCGCGATCAGCGTCGAGACGGTCAGGGCCTTCGACAGTGTGAAGTTGCCGGTCGTGTCGTTGACCTGGAAGCCGCTCGCCGGGACCCACTGGGTGCCGTTGTAGATCTTCATCACGGCGTTCGAGTACGCCGCGCGGCCGTCGAGCCAGAGCTCGCCCTTCACGTTGCCGACGGGGCCGACAGCGGAGGCGTTCGGTGGGGACCCGCTCGACGTGATCGCCGCGGGGCCTACCTTGAAGAGTGTGCCGTCCGTCGCTTTGAAGAACAGTCCGGGCTCGTCAACGTTGATGTTGACTGCGGGCTGACCATCAAGCAGCGAGGCGGGGTTCGGTCTTTTCTGGGCGACCGAAGACCGCAGAAGCTGGATGTTAGTGGTCACTGCATGACGCCTGCGAAGGCCAAGGTGAAGTTAGAAATATCTTATCCGTACGGGGCCGGTGGCGCAACTGGCACGAGCGGGATGTTCGTGTTCAGCAGGATGTCGCCGGTCCCGGCAGCCACTGTCTTACCCGAGAAGACGTACTCGCCCTTCTCGTTCGTGCCGGTCGAGTAGACCTGGCCGCCCCACAGGGCGGTCTGCATGAAGTCGAAGCGCTCGCGCAGCGACAGCTGGGTGGTCTGGTACTGCGGCAGGCCCTTGGTGTAGTTGATGTAGCCGCACCACTCCCACGTGTGGTTGCCGCAGCGGATCACGGACGGACGGTTGAACTCGACCGGCCACGTCCCGGTGGACAGCGCGTAGCCCGAGCCGGTCACGGCGGGCATCGCCGACGTGGGCATGTTGCGGTTGGACCACAGCTGCGGGCGCAGCATGGTGTCGATCTCCGAGTACTCGTACCCGATGAGCCTCAGGAGGCGGGCCATCGAGAGCTTCGACGGCGACCACCACGGGTCGTACTTCGACGGGTCTACCACGCCGTTGGTGACGATGCCGAGCGTCGCGGTGCTGTCGTCCTCGTCGATGACGTAGTTGACCACCATGTCGGGGAGCTCGTACTGCAGCCCGCGCGGGTAGGTGGCGTTCTGGGGGTAGGCCGACGTGTAGGGGTCGGACGCCATCTCGCTGAGGGACTCCGCGCTGATCCAGGCCTCGTCGATCGGCGAGCAGTACTCGAAGTTCTTCGACCTGGCCCACACCGACAGGTCGTTGATCGGCGCCCGCTTGAACATGCCAGCCGCCAGATCGTTCGTCTGCGGGTAGAACAGGCGGCTGTTGTACGTGGAGTACTGGCCGTTCGCGTAGGGGATGTTGACGCCGTCAGCGTACCCGTTGTCGGACGTCGACACCCACGGCCGGAACCCGTCGACCAGCGAGATGGTCACGTAGTAGCTCTCGGTGCCGACGACCGGCGTGATCAGCGGCTCGACGCCGTTGGGATTGTCGCCCTCGCGCTTGGTCCTGGCGTCGGCCACCTGGAACACGTGCGCCCAGCCGCCCTTCTGCCCGGGGTCGAGCTGGGTGTTCGGGCGGACGAGGTTGGCCACGCCGGTCTGAGGCTTCTCGGCAAAGCGCAGGATGAACTGGGCCTGCGGCGGGCGGTGGAACTGCGAGGTGTTCTGCACCCAGAGGCTGTACTGGCGGTCGATGGCGGGCCTGGGGTCCTCGAAGCGCTTGACGTACGGGACCGAGAGGAAGTCCGGGCTGAGCCCGGCCTGGATGGCGGAGTGGATCTCGTTGGTGCCTGCGTCGACGTGGAGCATGTGCCCGTCCGGCGTGACCGGGTTGGACGTGCCGTTGTCGCCGTCGATCCTGGCCTTGTACTCCGTGCCGTTGCGGGTGTCCTGGACGTAGACGTACGTCTGGTCCCGGAGCGTATACGGCGCGATCGTCGGGGCGTAGAAGGGCTCCTGGAAGACGATCGAGGTGGTGGTCGTGCTCGAGATCCTGGTGTTGATGAAGCGCTTGATGGTACTGTTCTCGACCATCTCCTGCGTCACGATCGCCGGCCGCCTGACGCCCTGCACCGTGAACCCGCGGTCGGGCTCGAGGGCCCCGCCGGTGGTGCCGATGCCCGCAAAGCCCTCCGCGCGCAGGGCGACCCCGCCGAAGTTGGAGTTGGCGTTCGTCACAGCGATCTCGCCGCCGCTGCGCGCCCAATAGTTCATCGCCAGGCCGATGGCGAAGGAGGACACGATCTGCACGAAGCCGTTGCTCGTGGCCTTCGTGGCGAAGTGCCTGGTGTCCGAGACGTCGGACGGCAGGCCGGACGACTTGCCGTCCTGGCCGGGGATGTCCAGCGCCAAGCGGTAGAAGAACCGGATGTCGTCCGTCTTGACCGCGGTGATGAGGTAGTTCATCGCCTGCTCCCTGGTCGTCTCGGAGACCGGGAAGCCTATCGACTCGGCGTACGCGTCGCGCAAAGACGACCACTCCTCGTCGTCGTACACCTCGTACACGTCGGGATCGTTGTTGACCGAGACGACCGTGAAGTTGCAGCTCAGGGCGGACTTGAAGCCCCTGACCGCCTCGCCGTTGACGCGCATGCCGCTGATGCCCCACTGCGAGCGCAGCGACACGTTGAACGCGTATGGGGAGGAATTCTCGACCGAGTTGGTCTCGACGTTGGGCACCTCGGGAGTGCTCGCCGTGATGATCGTCTCCCCGGGCGCGATCTCGGCGTTCGATGCCGTGCCCGAGAAGCTGAGCGTCGAGAAGGCCCTCTGCACCTTGTCATACAGCCCGTCGAGCTCGAGGTCCGTGGCGAACTGGATGGCGGTCAGGCGGTGGGCCGTCCCCAGCGTCATCCTGAGATTGAGGAACAGCCCAGGCGTCGCGCCGGGCACCGGTGTCTCGGGCAGCTCGCTGCGAATCACGGCGAGGCCCGTCTGCACCTTGCGCAGGCGGAACTTGTAGGCGTCGATCGGGTCGGCGTAGTACTCGCCCTGGGGGAGCGTCGGGACGCCCGCGTAGGAGCGGCTGACGCCATCGGGGTACGTGAGCGTGACGCGGTCGCCGTCCAGGATCTCGTCCTCGTCCTCGAGCGCGGTCACCAGCGTGCGGTAGCCGTGCGGGCGCAGCGACATGAGCACGGCCACCTCGAAGCTCTGGCCAAGGATCTCGGTCACCGAGCAGTCGGCGATCTTGTCGCGGAAGGTGAACGAGGTGAGGTACGAGTTGCCCGTCCACTTGAGGATGGCGGACCTGGCCGCGATGGTCTCGGGCTCGTTCTCGAAGGCCGCCCTGGACCAGGCCGGGTAGTACGTCGGCGTGATCAGGGTCTTGCGGAGGTCGAGGCCGAAGATAGTCGTGCCGCGGGGGACGACCAGCCCGCCCTCTGGCGGGTTGAAGTATGACAGGTGCCTCTGCGTCACCGCCTGGTCCTCGACGAAGACGTCCGTCTGCGCCTCGAACTCGGAGAAGGTCAGACCGGGCTCATTGTAGACGACGTTCCTGCCCGGCAGCAGGAAGACGGAGAAGCGGGCGTTGAAGGCGTCGTCGGGGCGCCCCCGCAGGATCGACCTGCGGGCGACCTCGATCATGGCCCGGTTGAGGGTAACGAACGGGCGAGCGTAGCCGTCGTTCGACAGGTCGTCAGTGGCCTGGGGGAACTCGGAGCCGACAAAGATGGCAGTCACGGCGCCCCCGAACATCGGGGACGACACGGGCATCCACCTGTTCATGGCGGGCACCCACAGGTTGAACGTGCCGTTGCCGGTGTCGTACCACGACTCACCAGAGCCGTAGCCCACCTCGCTGGCCGGCGGCTGCGGGCCGATCGACGTCGGGCCCGCTTTGGCGATCTCGCCGTTGTTGGTCTCAAAGAAGAGGCCCGGGTCGCTGGCGTTGGTGTTGAGCGCCAGCTCCCCGGGTTCCAAATACTGCTCGGCCGGGCGCTTCCCCAGGATCGAGGAGCGCTTATGCTGTATGCGTTGGGCCATCTGCGTCGGGCGTTGAAGAACGAGCGGCCGGCGTAGGGCCGGCCTCCTTGTCGTCGGCGAACTCCCAGCCTATGTCGTCCCCGATCTGGTACCGCTTGTCCGCCTTCCACTCATCGAAGGCGTCCTGGAACGACTTTGGCATGGCAACCGCCGGCGCGTGGTTGCTCTATCTTTTACCCGGCTGCCGCCCGGTGCGTCTACTTCTTCTTCGCGCGCTTCCAGAGGTCGGCGTCCGCCTTCCTCGCGCCGCCGGAGCCCGTGATGAACGAGTTCACGCGGCCCATGGCCCACTGCTGCGGCGCCACGCCGGGCCTGTGCCCGGACCGCCACGCCGCCATACCGCGCTCGTACACGCGCCTGAGCACGCCGAGCGGGATGCCGGACTTCTCGGCCTTCTCCTTCAGGGACGCGGACGTGCCGTCCTCGCCCATGTCCTCGGAGTCCTTCTTGCCGTACATGCGCTCGTAGGCCTCGGTGGCCTTCGACTTGGGCATCTCGCCGCCCTTGCGCTTGCGGTACGCCTTGTCGGACTTCCAGTCCTCGTACACCTTGCCAGCCTTCTCGCCGGACCGCGCCTTCTCCTGGGTCTCCTCGGCCTCGCGCTTCGCGACGGCCTGCTCACTCTTCGTGAGACCCTTGGCGTAGTCCGGCTTCAGCCCTTTCCCTCGGCGTACCCGAACCTGTTGAACGCGGAGTAGCCCTCCGGCTCCTCCTCTTCGTCCTCCTCCTCGACCTCCAGACCCGGGCCGTACATCGCGTAGTCGTGCACGGCGGACATGTAGTCGGCGGCCAGGGTGATCTTGGCCTCCATCCACGCCTCGATCTCCGGCATGCGCCCGGCCATCATCTCGGACTCCATCATCATGATGAGGTGCGAGGTGTCCGCCTGCAGCTTGCGCAGCTGGGCGAAGGCCATGCGCGTGTCCTCCTCCGAGAACGTGGGCGTCGGGTACCCGATCGCCATCGCCTGGCGCTTGCAGCCCCTCTCGGCGTAGGAGTCCTTCATCTCGGTGACGAGGCCTAGCGCGTACTCCTCGTACGACTTGGCCTGCTGCTTGCTGGCGCCGCACATCGACAGGGCGATGGCGACCGCTTGCTTCTGGTCCTTGACGACCTTTCCCTTCTCGCCCGAGTGCAGCGTCCCCGCCTTCCACTCGCGCATCACGTCGGCTACGCAGCCTTTTCCTTTCTTAACTGGCATTGGTCAGGCCTCGGGCATTTTCTTGGTGCATGCCGAGAAGAGCATCGCGAGCACCTTCTCGACGGCGTCGGGCGCGAAGCCCTGGGCGTTCAGGTTCCTCCTGAGGGAGTTGCGGCGCTGCTCCCACGTCTTCCCGGAGGACTTGCTCCGGGCGCAGATGTCGCGCGTCACTTCTCCCTCCCGAACATCAGCATGTTCTTGATGGCGTCGACCTGCTCGACAAGGTAGTCCATCTTCTTCGCGCCGTCGCTCATGCGGTGGACGAACTCCTCGCGCATGACGAACTTCTGCGGCAGGTTGATCTCGAGGTCGCGGAGCTCCCTCTCGATTTTTTCAATGTGGCCCTCGTTCCTGGCCACGAGCTCGACGATCTCGGAGAATCGCCGGTCGATGTGTTTTCCGTTGCGGTCGGCGGCCCAGCCGGCAGCTCCGAAGATGGAGATGACGACTGGGATAACGATTCCGCTGATCATCTCGATCATGGGGCTGTCCGGCTCCGCCTCGCGTCAGAACAGCCCGAGCAGCCGCTCGGCGGGCCCGAGTGGGACGGACGCCTTCGCCAGGTCGACGAGCTTGTCCTTGTCGACGCCCTCCTCCATTTTCAGCACCATCTCGGCGATCTCCAGGGACTTGCGGCCCTCGGGGGTCGACGGGTCGAGCTGCTTGGCCTTGGCGACGTCCGGCAGGAACCGCTCCTTCGCCAGTTGGACGGCCCGCTGGGCCTCCTCCCTGGTCAGCTCGCCGTCGCCGACGGAGTAGAAGGCCAGCTCGAGCACGGTGTCGATCGTGCTGCCGCTCCAGCCTGTGTAGTACTTGTCCAGCAGCGGGTCGACGACGTCGTAGACCTTGGCCAGCAGGGGCGCGTACTTGCGCGCGTTGACCTTCTCGAGCACCTTCCTGGCGCCCATGGTGGCGACGCCGATGATGATGCCCGCGAGGGCGGGGTAGAGGGGTTCTAGGAAAGTAGGCATGGCGCCCTCCTGCGTGTTACTCTGGGAGGCCGGACTTCCCGGCCCTCATGCGGTCGCGCACGGTCTTCGGGAGGCCCTGCTCCCAGCCGTGCTCCTTCGCGATGCGGATGATCGCGCGCATCACCGCGTCCGGGTCCTTGGCGCGGCCCACGGAGGACCAGGCCGCCGACACGTCGCCGGGCGACGCGATCGGGAACGACATGTCCGGGCCGGCGAAGCCGCCCTTCATCTTGCCGTCCTGGAGGGCCTTGCGCATGTCGCCGGACCACTCGCGGTGGTTGACACCGTAGGCCTCCTCCTGGTAGTTGACCCGGTTCTGGCGGGACTGCTCCATCCGGGCGCGCTTGCGGCCCATGATCTCGCGCATCACGTCGTCGCCGACGACGTAGTTGTCGCGGTCCTTGGGGATGAGGGCCTCGACCCTCTCGCGGCGCTCCTTGTTCTTCTTGAGCAGGTCGCCGACGGGGATCACCTGCCCCACCAGCGTGTCAGTTAGGTTCATCATCAGAGGGGTCCTCCTCCTCGGTTTCGTCTTCGGTTACGTCGGGCTCGGTTTCCTCCTCTTCTTCGCCCTGGGTTTCCTCGGGCGCGTAGTCCTCGTCCTCCTCCTCCTCCTCTTCCTCGCCGTCTTCGGTCAGCGCCGCCAGCTCGGCCTTGAGCTCGGCGATCCTGGCCGCGATGTCGTCGGCGTCGGGCTCGGGCTCCGGCTCGCCGTCGCCATCGGGTTCCTCGCTTTCGTCCTCTTCTTCCTCGTCGTCCGCGGGGCCGAGCAGCTCGTCGAGCATCGCGTCGATCTCCTCGTCGGTCGTGTCCTCCTCGTCGATGCCCTCGAGCATCCGCTGGACCAGCGCGTCAAACTCCGGGTCGGCGTCGTCGTCCCCGTCATCGCCGGGGTCGGCTTCCCCCTCGCCGTCGATCTCGGCGAGCACCTCGTCGATCATGGCGTCGAGCTCCTCGTCGGACATGTCCGACAGCTCGAGTTCGTCGTCGTCGGCCGGGAGGTTGCCCTCGCTGTCGCGGAGCGCGGCCAGCAGGTCCTGCTGCTTCTGCTCGACGTCCTGCCTCTCGCCGCGCCCGTCGGGGTACTGCCAGAGGCCGGTCTTGTCGAGCCACGCGGACCGCACCGGTGCGGTCTCGACGCCGAGCGTGTCGGAGCCGACCTTGACGCCCTGCTCCTCCGTCTCCTCGGCCTTCTGCAGCTGGGCGGCGTAGGCCTGCTGGAGCTGCTCGTAGGCCTCCTGGGAGAAGCTTCCGAATCCGGACATGTTGTTTCCGTGGGTTGGTACCCACGTGTCTTACCCGCCCAGCTCCTTGATCTGGTCCATGATAGCCTGGCGCCCGGCCTCGTTGACCTGGCCCTCGAGCGCCCTCTCCAGGCCCTCGATCCGGCTGGCGTTGCCGCCGCCGCCGGCGCGGGACCCGCCGCCGCGCCCCTGGCGTTTTGGCTTCGCGGGCTTAGGCCCTACCTTCTTCTCGCCGGCCACGGAGCCCCACTCGACCATGATCGGCTTGCCACCCTGGATCGCCCAGCCGTATGCCTTACCGTCGATCACGACCTTCTTGTTGTTGGTCGGGTCGGAGCCCTGCGACTTGGCAGCCTTCTCGAGCTTCTCCTCCATGGGGGACTTGGGCTGCTCCTTCGGCTTCGGCTGCTGGCCTGCGGCCGCCGGCTGCCCGGGCTGCTGCGCCTGGGGCTGCGACGGCGCCGCGCCCTGCTGGGCGGGCTGCGCGGCCGGGGCCTCCCCGATCTTGCGGCAGACGCCGAAGGTCATCTTCTCCCCGGGCCCGCACTCGGCGAAGTCGCTCTGCGCCCACTCCTTCTCGACCATCGCCTCGAGGTAGCGGATGATCGCGTCCGGCCTATAGCCGTTCGACTCCAGGTAGTCGACGACGCGCTGCTCTGGTGCTCTGTCTGTCATAGGTAGGCTGCCGCCAAAAATTCGTCGTCGGATACCTTGCCGCGCTCTGCGAGCTGCTCGGCTAGTGTGAGGAGCCGCTCGGCCTCCGCCTCGTCGCCCTTGAACAGGGCGGCCTTGCGCTTGGTCATCAGCTCCACGTACTTGCTGGCCATGGTGTGTGTGGTGTCGGTGCTCTTCGTGGTATTATGCGGGCTAGACGCCGTCGTACAGCATCTCGACGTACGCTTTGGCGGCCGTCTCCGACATGCCGTCGAGGACCCGGTCGATGTGCTCCGGCTTGTTCCGGATGCCCATGCCGCGCATGCGGTTGGTGTCGATGTCGAGCTCCTCGAGCGCGCGGTTGACCCTCTCCTGGTTGCGGCGGAAGCGGTAGTAGGCCGGGGCCTCGCCGCCGCTCGCCTTGTAGCGGCCGATGAACCGCTCGGACTGCCAGTCGCCCTGGTTCGTGCCGAAGGCCTCCATGAGGGCGGCCTTGTAGCTGGGCTGCGCCAGGCCGAAGTCGATCGCCTGCATGCGGCCGGTCGCCTTGTCGTAGAAGACGTTGTTGCCGTGCATGTCGTTGTGGGCGACGCCGGCCAGGTGGATGTCGCGGCGGGTCCGGATGTACTCCTCGAGGACCTTGTTCTTCTCGGCGGCCGAGCGGGGGTTGTACTGGCCGACCGGGACGCCCTTGGCCTCGCCGATGCCGAGGTAGCCCTGGCCCTCCTTCACGTGGCCGCCATAGCCGGCGCCGACAACGCGCATGTTCGGACTGACGACTGCCCCGTGGAACTCGGGGACGCGGCCGGTGCTCTGGAGCTTCTGCCACACCTCGGCCTCGTGCTCTCCGATCTTGCCCTGCTTGATGACGCCGGGCGGCGGGCCGTCGGTGCGGTAGGCAGCGCCGAACGCTCCTTTGGCCAGCAGCCGATTGTTGGTCTGGCCGTAGGTAGCGATCGGATCGTAGTCTTTTACCGCCCGGTCGAGCTTCCAGCCGGCCTTCACGGCTGTGGCGGTCGTCATACCAGCAGTGACCTTCACGGGGCCGGCGGGTGTCACCCCGCGGCCGCCGAGCTCCTCCTCGATCTTCCGGCGCTGGGCCGCGCCGAGGTCCCCGCGGCGGAGCACCGCCTGCAGCTTGTCGGTCGGCTGAGCGAGGAACTTCTGGTTGATTTGCTTTGGCTTGGCCGAGGCTATCTCGGGCTGGGCGGCGAGCTTTGCATTCTTCTCCCGTAGCTTCTGACCAAGCTCGCGCCGGGCCTCCCTGCCAGCCGACCCCGGCTGCGCCGCGCGCTTCATCAGGACGGCGGTGCTGGCGTCCTTCGCCCCCGCCTTGACTGGCGCGACGCCGGCCTCGATGTCCATGCGCTTGCGGATCAGGCCCTTCTCGAGGCTGTCGAGGAACGCCTTCTGGTCCGGCTTCTGGTACGCCGGCTCGTTGCGCCTGCGTCTGATTGCCTCAATCTGCCTGTTGACATCCTCGATGGCCGCCTTGCGCGCCTGCGCGTCGCGCGGCTTCGCGGCCGGTTTGGGCTCGGCGCCCCTGCCGCCCTGCTCGCGCCGTTTCAGCTCGGCCTCGATGGCCTTCCGCTGGTAGGCGTAGAGCTTGCGGTTGTCCAGGTACTCCTGCAGCTTCTGCGTGGTCTCCTTCTTCAGGAACCGCTTGTTGACCTGCATCGAGGGCTTTTCCTGGGCCGCCTTCGCGGGCTTCTTGGTCTCCTTGACCGGCGCGGCTGCCTCACCCTTGCGGCGCGCCATCTGCTCGCCCCTGGCCTCGCGATCCTTCCTGAAGCGGGACATGTCCTCGGCCCGTACCCTATCGAAGGCCTCCTGGGCCCGCTTGATCTGGTCCGGGTCGCGGCCGAGTTTGGCGCGCTCCAGCACTTTGCGAACAACATCATAATACGGCCCGGCCAGGTAGCGCTCCTGCTCGAGCCCGCGGACGCGGCGGTCCAGCGTTTCGTTGCCCATGCCGCGGACGCGCCCGACCTCGCTGGCCCTCGCGGCCAGGGCCTCCTCGATCTTCTTCCTCTGGCCCGCGTTGAGCTGCCGCTCGTCGAGGATCTTCTGGAGTTCGCGCGCGTTGCGAACGTTGAGGAACTTCTCGTTGACGACGCCGGTGAGCTTCTCCTTCTTGGGCTCGGCGCCCTTGATGGCCTTTGCCGCCTGCTCCGGGGTCTTCACGCCCTTGACGTCGGCGGGCCTCTGCGTCACGCCCATCCGCTCGTTCAGCCTGCGGACCAGCGACTGTACAGCCTCTGGGCCCTTGACCATCTTGAGACCCTTCTCCTCGCGGAGGCGTTTGTTCTCGTCGAGGATCGACTCGACCCTCATGCCGGCCGCGCGGCCCTTGTTGTACACGTCGCCCTGGCGGTCGCCCGGGCGGTAGGAGATGGGCGTGCCCTTGCGGCACTGGCCCTGCGTCCCGTAGACGCTGCCGTCGGGCCGCTGGCAGACCTGCGCGAAGTCGAAGTCCCCGGCGCCGCCGCCCTCCGTGAACTCGGCGAGCAGCGCGTCGCGCACCTCGCTCTCGAGCGACGGGTCGAAGCCGCCGTGCTGCGTTAGCTTGTCCATGTCAGCCCTCCCCTCCGGCCGCGTTCAGGATCGCCACCCGCTCCGCGGCCGTCAGGCCGCTGGTGGGGCCGAAGCGGGCCTCCACGTCCTTCAGGATCTCCGACCGCGGGCGCGAGTCGTTCTTGGAGCTCGCGATCGCCTGGCCGATGCTCTTGAGGTCGGACTCCTCGAGCTTGAAGCCCCAGCGCATGCGGACGAGCGCCCTGCCCTCGCCCACGGTCGGGTACGCCGTCTGGCCCCTCGACCCGCCCTTCTTGACCCACGCGGCCCCGGCGCTGCCCTGGACCGACGCCTGCAGCATGTCCTTGATCTCGCCCATCTTCGCCGTGGCCAGCATGTCGCCGATCTGCTTCTGCGTCATCAGCGGCATGTTCTCCTTGAGCGCCTGGCGGCGCTGGGCCTTCTCGGCCGCCGCCGCGCTGCCGGCGCCCTTGACCCTGGCCACCTCGTCCGCTGACATCGCGGCGTTCTCCCTGAGCTTCTTGAGCAGCTGCGTGTTGAGGTAGTCCTCCGCCGCCTTACCCGTGAGGCCCTTGGCGCGGACGCCGGCCTCGATGTTACCCTTCGTCTGGTTCGTGGCGGTGCTCACCCAGATCCAGTTGTTGGGCGAGTCCTTGCCGCCCATCGAGCCCGCCAGCCTGTGGTCGAGCTGCATGCCTGTGCTCCAGGGCAGGAACTTGCCGTTGACGTCCTTGAAGTCGTTGTCCATGAGAGACTTGAGGACGGCCTTGGCGCGGGCGTCCTTGGGCTGGTCGCCCCACGCCTCGGCGCGCATGCCGGCCTCGGGGGTCCCCTTGCCGTCGAGCTTGCCGCTCACCTTGCCCCAGGTCTTCTCGGCCTTCATCCTGTCGATGACAAAATTGACCTCGGCCTCAGAGGTGTCGTGGGGCGGCCTGTAGGTCCGGTCGCCGCCGCTCTCGTAGAACTTGACGTACTTCGCGGCCTCGCCCGGGTCCTGCAGGGTCACGCCGGCGGCCTGCCTGCCGCCCGAGACCGTCGCGGATAGCGTGTCGACGGTGTTGGATGCCCTCACGGCCTGCTCGACGCTGAGCTTCTTCTTGACGCCCTCGGCCACGCGGCTGAGCTGCTTGTCGTCGAGCTCCTCGAGCTTCTTCCTGGTCTCGCCGGAGGCGCCGAGGCTGTCGATCAGCCTCTTGCGCTCGCCGGCATCGAGCCTGCACTCCTTAGCGGACGAGATGAAGCTCTCGCCGCACGGGATACCTGTCCCGGCCTTGGCGAACTCGAGCGAGCCGGCCGGCTCGGAGTAGCGGAGCGCGAGTACCCCCCTGGCTCTCGTCTCGAGGCTCGGGTTCCAGCCGCCGTGCTGCTTCAGGCGCGCCATCAGATGTAGGCCCCCGCGATCATCTCGTCTTCGGACACTTTCTTTGCTTTTACCATCTTGCGGGCCTTCTCGAGCAGCGCCCTGGCGTCGTCGTCGCGCCCGGCGCGGCGAGCGATCTTGTACTGCTCCATCACCTTGACGTAGTTGCTCATGTCACACTCCCTCGTAGAGGCTGTCGATGTACTTTTCGGCCTGCGAGCGCGAGATGCCCTGGCGGTCGAGCGGCTGGGCCGGGTCGAAGCCGTCGGCCTTCATCTGCTTGGCGACGGCCTCCTGATTCTGCTCGAACCTGGCGAGCATCGGGCCGGCGTTGGACCTGGGCCCGCTGCCGGACCTCGGGCCGGCCAGGTCCGACAGCATGCTGCCGCTCTTGAAGTCCCCGCTCGAGCCGAGGGTGAGGCCCTCCTGCAGCGCCGACACCGGCGACGTCTTGGCCATACCGAAGTCGATCAGGCCGCCCTTGCCCGTCGCGCTGTCGTAGAAGAAGTTGCCGTCGTGCTGGTCGCCGTGGCTCACGCCGCGCTTGTGCATGTCGCGGTTCAGCCGGACCAGCTCGTCCGCCGCCTTGGCTGACGCCTTGCTCGGGCCGTCATACAGCAGGTCGGTATCCATGATCGCCCTGCCCCTGGCGAGTTCCATCTCGATGAGGTTGCCCTCGTTGCCCTTGATCTTGGGGACGCCGTCCACGCCCTCGAGCTTCTTCTGGGCCGCGACCTCCTCGGGCCCGAGCTCGCCCTTCTTGATGACGGTGCCGTCCTCCGTGCGGCGGACCTGCGCGAAGCCGCCCTCGCCCAGGGTCTTGGCGCTCTCGTACCGGCCGGCCAGCGACCTAGGGTCGCCCCCTCCCGGCTTGACGGCCACGCCCTTCAGGGCCGCCTCCTCGTAGATCTCCTTGGGGCTGTAGTCGAGGCCGCCGAGCGTCCCGTCGGCCTTCTTCCAGAAGTATTTCCCGTCCTTCTTGACGTAGGTATCGTCGCCGACCTGTACCTCCGAGCCGTCCGGCGCGCCCTTGAGGCCGTCCATGGACAGTTCGATCTTGGCGGGCTTCGCCGGCTCCTCCTTCTTGGGCGCCTCCTCCTTGGGGGCGGCTGGCGCCGCGGCCGGCTTGGCGTTGATGGCCCGGAGCTCCTTGATGGCGTCCTCCTTGCTCTTCCGCCCCTCGACCACCTCGAGAGCTATCTGGGCCTTCTTGTTGCCCTTGGCGGCGGCGTCCCTGAGGATCTTCATCTCGCGCGGGCCGACCTCCTTACCCTTCCTGCACTGGCCGCCGGTCCCGTAGTACGAGCCGTCCGCACGCTGGCACCGCGCGAAGTCGAGCACCGCGAGGGCGTCCTCCGAAAAGATTAGGTGGGTGCGCTTCATTTTTCATCCGCACGGTCCATCTGCGCCTTGACCTTCTCGGCCCAGGCCCTGCCCGGGTCGCCGCCCCAGAGCAGCCAGGAGATGAGGCTGTTGGACGGGGGGCTCATCGTGTGGTTCTTCTTGTACGCGGAGTGGCGGGCGAAAAAGCTCACCATGCGCCCTATCGTAGCGGGGGACAGGCTCTGGCGGTTCTTCAGCGACGCGGCGCGCTGGACGCCGGAGCCGACGCCCTCCTCGGCCGCCTGCTTCGTGCTGAAGCCGCCGCGGCCGGTCTTCTTGCGCAGCTCGAGCCCGCGGGCCGCCGCGTCCGCGACGGACTGGGGCGGGCGGAAGTCGATGTCCCCGTACTTCTCGGCCCACTCCGGGTTCTCGGCCCACTCGAGGGCCTCTGGGTTGATGCGTCCGAAGTTGTTCATCAGCTCACGTAGTACTTGCCCTGGCCCTTGGTGCCGGTCAGCTCGTCGAGCCGCCCGCCGACCTGCTCGGCCTTCTTCCTGAGGCGCTTCATGGCCTCGTCGATCTGGTTCACGCGGCCGATCTGCAGGCGCATCTGGGCGACGTTGCGCTCGTTGGAGAGCCTCTTCATCGCGGCGCGGGCGCGGCCGATGAACTTCTCGCCGCGGGCGACCTCGCGCTCGCCGGCCTTGGCGTCGGCCATTGCGCCGCCCTTGGCCGCCCCTGGCTTGTTTGCGAACATCCGGGGATACCTGGCCGCGATGCGTGCCTTGATCTTGGCGTCCGCCCTGGCGGCTCGCTCGCGGGCCACGTCGTCGAACGTCCGGCCGGTGCGCCGGGCTTCGGCCTCGACCTTCGCGTTGCGTTGCAGGCCCTGGAGTTCGTTCCGTAGATCTTTCAGCTTCTTCTTGTCGCCGGACGCCTTGGCGGCGGCGATTCGCTCTTTGAGCACGGACATCCGGTCGGCCTTGGCGTCGGCCATTGCCCCGCCGCCGGAAAGATTGACGCCCCTGGCCTTGAGCTGGCCTTCGACGGCCGCGAGGGCTTGCATCAGGTTGTTGGTCTTGCCCAGATCGCCCGACTTCGCGGCGTCGCCGATCTGCTTGGTGAGGGAGGCGCGGAGCTTCATCGCCTGCTCGTTGCTCACTCCGCCGGACTTCGTCGCCTTGGCCCTCGTCTGCTCGGCCGGCTTGTCGCCCGCCTCCTTGCCCTTGCGGCACTGGCCCGACGTCCCGTAGAACGAGCCGTCGGCCCGCTGGCAGCGGGCGAAGTCCAGCGCCTCGAGCGCCTCCTCGCTGAAGTTGTCGAAGATGCTGTCGTGGACTCGCGCCATGTCAGCCGCGCTCCTTGATGATCTTGCGGACGCGTGCCGCCTCGGCGCGCTGGGCAGGGGTCATGCGCTCGCGCTCGTTCTGCTGGGCGATGCGCATGCGCTCGCGGCCCATCTTCTCGAGCTCGCGCTCGCCGCGATTGAAGAAGCGCTCCCGCTCGCGGAGCTGGCGCGCGACCTCCTTAAGGCGGGCCTTGCCCTCCTTGGTGGGCTCGGCCTTGACCTTCCTGGCCTGGTCCTTGTACGCCCGCTCGAGCCTGTCGAGCTCGCCCTTGCGGCCCCTCTGGTCGGCCATCTTGTCGCGGATCATCCCGCGGAGCTCGTTGTCGCGCTGGCGGCGCTCCTCGCGCTTAGCGTCAGAGCCCGCCCGTCTCGCCGCACCGGCCGCGCCCGCCTGGGCCTGGCGGTTGGCCTCGTTCGCCTTCTGGCGCTCGGCCCGGGCGGCCTGCTCCTTCGGCGTCAGCTGGCTCGCCGTGCGGCCCATCTTCGCCGTCTCGGTCCGCTCGGCGCGTTCCTTGATGATCGGGGCCTTGCCTTGCTCCCTCTCGAGCTTCTTGGCCTTCTTGGTGAGGCTGTTGTACCTGGCGTCCTCGTTCGCCCGCTCGGTACGGAGCATCTGCACCTGGCGGAGGAGGTCCTTGTTCTGCGGGTCCTTCCTCAGCCTGGCGACGGCCTCGGCCTCCCTCTTGCCGATCGCGCGCGCCTTATTGTAGGCCTCCTGGGCCCTGGATCTCACATTTTCGGCGCGCTCGCCGGTCTTGCCCACCCTGACTGGGGCCTTCTTGGCAGCTTTGCCCTCTCCGGCCGCGGCGCGCGCGCTCGCGCGCTCGAGGGCGGCGGCTAGGGCTTTGTTGATCTCCTCGGGGGACTTGCCCTTGAGTCTGTCCCTGATCTTGCTCAGCTCGTCCTTGAGCATGCGCGCGCGAGCATTCTTGGCCGACGTCTTGGCGCCTCCCGCCGCGCGGGCAGCCTCTACCGCGGCCTTGGTGCCCTCACGCCGCGCCTTGCGGATCTCCACACCCTTCTTGCCCTCGGCCTTGGCCTTCTCGGCTGCGACCCGACCACCGCGCGCGCCGGTGCCCTCGCGCGGGGGCGCCGCGCCGGCCTCGGTGCCCTTGCGGCACTGGCCGCTGGTGCCGTAGAAGCTGCCGTCCGGGCGCTGGCAGCGGGCGAAGTCGTAAGCCTCGGAGAACTGCTCCGAGTCCTGCATCTTTAATTCGGCGAGCGCCCGCGCGTTGCGCAGCGCCTCGTCGGTGAAGCGATCCTTTCTCATGGTCGTCTGCTTTAACGCGGGACGGGAGCCCGCCTCGTAGGGTTTACCCGAGCGAGCCGACCCAGTCCAGGTACTCCCTGGCGACCTGCTCCTGCTTGGCCTGCCGGTCCTTCGCCGGCTTCGACGCCCCGGCCTCCCCGTACCGCTCGACGTAGTCCCGGACGCGCCTGCCGCCCTCGCCGCCGACGGCGTCCAGGTTCATGAATTGCGCGCCCTTGGTCCAGTCCTGCAGCGCCCTCCTCGGGTCGCCGGACGTCCGGCCGCTCAGCCCGAAGTCGATCAGCATCGGCCTGTCGCCGTCGACCATCCACTGCAGGCTGTGCATGTCGCCGTGGTAGAAGCCCTTGCGGTGCAGGAACAGCACGGCCTTCGCCGCCGCCGTGGCCTGCGCCTCGTTGAACCTCACGCCCTTCTCGCCCTCGGACGGCCTGTAGTCCTTCCAGATCGTCCGCCCGGGCGCCAGGTCCATGACGATCTCGCTGTCGGAGGCCCTGTGGAGCTTGGGGCTGTGGCCCGCGTCGCCCATGATCTTCTGCAGCTCGGCCTCGTGCTCGCCGAAGCTGCGGCCGGGCACGTTGGTCTTGCGGATCAGCCCCTGCTTGCGGTCGATCTCGACGGCCCCGTAGTTACCCTTCGTGAGGTACTCCCACTCGGCCCCCTCGATGTCGACCTCGCGGCCCTTCCTGCACTGCCTGCCGTCGGCGATCCCGTAGCGGGACCCGTCGGCCCTCTCGCACGCGGCGAAGTCGAAAAGGGCCCCGAGAACCTCCCGGGACCCGTCGCCGAACGCGGTTGTGTACCTGTCGGCCCTAGTCATCGTATCTGTCGAGGATGTGCGCGATCACCGAGTTTCTCACTATGTCCTCCTTCTCGAACTGGACGATGCCAACGTCGCGCATGTCCCTGAGGCGGTACACGGCGTCGAGCAGCCCGTTGTCCCGGCGGAACACCTCCAGGTCGGACTGCTTGGTGTCCCCAACGATCGCCATCCGCGACTCCTGCCCCAGCCGGGTCAGGCACGTCTTGACGTGGGACGGGAGCATGTTCTGCGCCTCGTCGACCACGATGAAGCAGTCGTTGAAGGACCTCCCGCGGACGTCCTCGAGCAGCACGGGCTCGATGATCCCCTTCGAGATCACGTAGTCCGCGGCGCCCTGGTTGCGCATCATGACGGGCAGGTTGTCGAGCACCGGGCCGAGCAGCGGCCTCACCTTCTCGTTGAAGTCGCCGGGCAGCGCGCCCCGGCCACGTTGGAATTCCACGCCCACATCGCTCCGGATGTAGACCACTCTCTCCACCTCCCCCTGCTGGACGAGCGTCATTCCTTTCCACAGGGCCAGGAGGGTCTTCCCGGTGCCGGCGTGGCCGTGGGCCAGCGTGACGGCGTTCTTGCCCATCGTGTTCCAGAACTCGTCCTGCCTCCAGGTCATAGCCCTGAAGGGGGTGAGGTCCATACCGCGCTCGCGGTGGACGACGTCTTCCATCTGGCGCCGTACTTTGCGTTTCTCTCTTGCGGTTGGCATTAGGTTGTTCGCGACAAAGGTTCGAGATTCGACTAGGACGAACTCTAGGCGATCATGCGGATCACCCCCTTGGTCTGTGCCATACATGGCTCCCCTGTTCGGAGTCCAGCGGCGGTCTTACCCGGCGGCTAGTCCATGCCGGTGTCGAACGTAAGCCCGCCGCGCTTGCCGCCCTTCCCGAAGTACAGCGACCTCTCGCCGTACGACAGCAGCTCGCGCTTGCCGCCCTTCAGCTCGGAGAAGTCCCGCGTCACGTGCCCCCTGCCCGCCGACTTGCCCCTCGCCCCGACGATCGCCTGGAGCGTGTCGCCAGAGGTGCCGCCGTCGAGGTGGAACATGTAGTACGTGAGCCCCCAGACGACCGCGTCGGTCCGGTCGTCGTGCGGCACGAACGGGAAGGCCGTGAGCTCCTTGATGAAGTCCTGCGTCCACGCGCCCTCGACGAGGTGCACCCTGCCGGCCTCCCACAGGGGCGACACGGTCTGGAGGCGTATCGTCTTGGACCTGAGCGGCTTGAAGCCGTGGATGTGGATCTTGCTCTCCCTCTCGAGCATCTGGATCAGCGACTGGCCGCTGGCCGCCTGCTCGATCGTGAGGAATCTCGCGCCGTAGTACTTCCTGGTCTGCTCGAGCATCGCCAGCAGGTCAGGGAAGCCCCACCGCCCGCTGATGATCTCGCGCACGTAGATGCTGTCCTTGTCGGCCCGCGAGTAGCCCATCACGGCGATCACGCTCTCGTCCGCGCTCTGCTTCTCGGAGAACGCCGTGTCGAGCGACAGGTAGGTGACGTCGAACTCCGGGCAGTCCCCGGGCGCCCTCACGCTGATCCAACCCGCCTTGACGATCGAGCCCTCCTGCGCCGCGGGCCTGCCCTGGTAGAGCGCCGAGAACTTGTCGGAGCCCATGATCCTCTTCTGCGAGAGGAGCATGTCGACCGTGAACGTCCCGTTGCCGGGCCAGTGCGACTCGCCGTTGCGCCTGCCGAGGAGGTCCGTGGCCTCGTTCTCGCAGAGGGCCTCGATGTTCACCCACCGCCACCCGCGCGGGTTGTCCTCCGGGTCCCACAGGCCGTCGCCGTCCATCAGGATGCCGTGGAGGTCCTTCTCGCCGAACCGGGTGCCGATGATCAGCTGGGCCCAGCGGTTGGTGCGCCGGGTGGAGGCCTGCTCGCCCCACCAGTCCTCGAGCTCCTCGAACGCGGCGCGGGAGTCCGATCCCTTCAGCGGGTCGTCGATCACCATCGCGCCGACGCCCGGGCTGTCCTCGTGCGGCGTGCCGGCGGTGAAGCCGGTCAGCACCCCGCCGACGGACGTCGCGAGGATGTACCCGCCGCCCTTCATGTCGTACTTCGAGTCCGCGTGGAAGCCGGACCACTCCGGGAAGATCCTGACGAAGTTCTTGTGCCGCAGATAGCCGTTGATCCCGCGGTTGAACTTGTTCGACAGCTGCTGGCCGTACGACGCGATGATGTGCTGCGTCTGCTCGTCGTGGCCGAGGAGCCACGCGACGAACAGCTGCGCGAGCATCGACTTGCCGGATCGCGGCGCGCAGCTGACGATCAGCCTCTGGTACCTGAGCTGGGCCACGTCCTCGAACGCCGACCCGATGATCTCGTGGAAGTCGGCGACCTGGAGCTTGCCGTCGAGCATGATGTCGGCGAACGCCAGAAAGCAAGAGCGCGCCGCGCGGAACCTGAACTCCTGCAGCACGCTCTTAGGCGCCTCCATGAGCTCGAGCTCGCGCAGGCCGCGCTTGTACACGCGCCAGCTCGAGTGCTCCTCCAGCTGCGACGCGTGGGTGATGATGGGCCTCATTCCTGCTTGCCCTGGCCCAGCTTCTTGAGCAGGTCGTCGACCTTGGAGGTGTACTCCCGGTCCTTCGCCAGCTCCTTCTCGGCCTTGGTCTCGATCTCCTGGATGGCGACGATGTCGCTCATCAGGTCGCGGTGGACCTTGATCGAGCTGTTGAAGATGCTGATCAGGTCGCGGATGGGCGCCTCGCCCATCGTGGCCTCGATGTCCCCGAGTGCCTGCTCGGCCACCTTGAGGACTTTTTCCGCGAGCTTGCTCTTCTGCTCGACGATCCGCTCGTTGCGTCCCTCTGTCACATCGACCTCCTGCATCGTTTGCATCCGCCCGGCTGGACCGCCCCGTTGGGCGAGTACGCCGACCCGTGGGACTGGGTCGGGCCGGAGTGTAGTTTCCTGAGGATCAGCGCGGCCCGGTCGGCGTTGCCGGCCTTCACCGCGGCGTAGTACTCCTTCCAGAGGATGTCACGCCCGTTGTTCATCGTCCTCGGCCTCCATTGTACCGTAGATGGCGTCGAGCAGCTCCTCGAGCGCCGTCTCCTCGCTCTCGAAGCGGAGGAGGAACGACTCGGGGACCTCCGACGCCAGCATGTTGATGTGCGTCCGCCGCATGCGCCTGTAGCGCCTGGGGTCCACCTCGCTGCTGAGATCTGACAGATCCACTAGCGCAACAGTCCTCATCGACGGCTCTTACCCTACTCGGAGATCTCCGGGCCGTCCCGGTCGATCTGCGGCAGGTACTCGCGCGGGTTGAGCAACCTGAAGTCCCTGACGTCGATCCACGCCTGCCCGATCGGTGTGCCACCGATGCGATAATACGATGCGGAGCCCGTGCTGAGTACGGTGCCCTCCTCGGTGGGGAACAGGTCGCCGTTCGCGACGAGGATCGCGATGGCGTCGGTATCTGTCGGGTCCTTGTAGATGTAGGTCTTGGTCGCCACTACATAGCCGTAGCCGTTCCGCGGCATCTGCTTGATCGGGACGATGCCCTCCCCCGGCTCCGACACGCGCTCGAGCGAGACCCGCTGGTTCGGCGACCTGTACAGCGTGCCGGGGAGCTGCATGATTCGCTTGCCCGTGTCCGCGCCGAAGAAGAACCGCACGAACTCCCCGCCGCACCTGAGGTTGAAGATGTAGAACTGGCCGGACTCGTCGGTGGTGCCGGTGTAGACGATCTCGCAGTTGGCGACCTCGCCCGCCGTCATGAACACCTTCTCCGGGTCCCACTTGTAGACGAGGTCGCCGGACTCGTTGAGCTCGACGCCGGCGTAGTCCTTGTCGTAGCTGATCGACTCGTTCGGCGGCGGCAGCACCGGCGCGACGATGCGCCCGTCGGCCAGGAACTCGCCCGGGAGCAGCCGCTGGGTCAGGTTCGCTGGGAATAGCTTGCTGCAGTTGCCCTTAGCGACGCACGGGTCGAGCGCGATGCCCCTGTAGTAGTCCTGGATCGTCAGCGTCCAGCGCTGCGTGTAGGTGTAGTGCGTCGAGTCGGTGAGGCCGGTGAACTGCTCGCTCGTCATCACGAACGGCTCGAGCACCTCGAGGCCGGTCGCACACGGGACCTGGTTGATCAGCGTCTCGTGCGCCGCCGCCAGCAGCTGCACGGCGAAGTCGTGCCCCGAGTTGCTCAGGTAGCTCTGGCAGGCGATATTGATCTCGAAGTTCAGGCTGCGTTCCATCGCCAGCGGCGCCCTGCTCACGACGTTCACGCTCGAGTCCGTGTAGCGCACGACCATCGAGTTGACCATCTGGAGGATGCCCTCCTCGTCAGAGACGTCGGCCAGGCGGACGACGTTGACCCCAAGCGGCACGAGCGGCGAGGACAGGAGCGCGTTCGTCATGAACTGCTCGATCCGCGTGATGGAGTCGAGTAGCATCAGGCCTCCCTCGGGGTCATCATGATGTTGAACACCTTGCCGGTCTTATTGTTCCTGATCGTCAGGGCGTCCTCCTCCTCGATCAGGGTCCAGTCGCCCCTGTCGTTCTTGAGGTGGAGGTCGCCGGTGTACACGTTGGCCCAGCGGTTGGTGGCGCTGCCCAGGTTGTACGTGTTGTCGGCCTCGGGCAGCCAATCGCGGGTGGAGTTGGAGAACGTGAGGACGCCAACCCCGTCGGTCTTGAGCACCGTGCCGGCGTTGCCATCGCCGTTGGGGAGGGTCCAGACGACGGTGCTCGTCAGGTTGGAGCCGGCCTGGAAGCCAACGTAGTCGGAGCCCTGCGTGTCGTCCTCGTAGAATTTCACGACGCCCTGGTCGGGCAGACGCACCTCGTTGATGTAGGCGAGCGCCCCGTAGACCTCGGCGAAGCGGTAGCCAGCCGCACCTAGATCCTTGGTGTTGTCCGCGCTGGGTACGATGTCCGTGCCAACCCTCGAGTTCAGCGTCAGGGTGTTCGCCGGTGATGAGCCGATCGTCGTATCAGCCTGGAAGTTCGCGCTGCCGCTGACCGTGAGGGAGAGTAGCGTGCCCACGGTCTGGAGGCTCGTCAGCGAGGTCACCGACGAGGACACGAGCGTGCCGCTCGTGGGGAGCGTGACGTTAGTCGCGCCGGTCGCCGTCAGGGTGATCCCGAAGTTCCCGGAGGTCTGGAAAGCGCTGGAGGTGACGATCGAGCCGCCGAGGGTGATCGTCCGTCCCGAGGGGTTAGCTACCCCGGTCCCGCCATACAGCGGGTCGATGATGCCTGCTTGCCAGGTGCCCCCGGTGATCGTGCCGAGGGTCGTGATATTGGTCTGCGAGGCCGTCAGCAGGGTGCCGATAAAGCTGTCGGCGTACACGTTGGACACCCTTTGGGCGGGCTGCCCTATGTCGTAGACGCTAGCGGTCGACGGGATCAGGTCCCCCGAGGTTATGAACTCCCAGCGCGTGACCCCGTCGGTCTTAAAACTGATCATCCCGCTCGGAGCCGAGGACGGGTCCGAGACCCGCACCTCAGAATCGCCCTCCGCAATGAAGGAGCCGGCATTGCCCGCCCACCCGAGATTGCCGGAGCCATCGGTCACCAGCACCTGCCCCGAGGTGCCGTCAGAGGCGGGGAGGTTGAGCGTGTAGTCGCCGGCGAGCGTCAGCGGCGCGCGGAGCGCGACGTAGTTCGGGCCGCCGCCGCCCTCGTAGAACCTGATCGACTGCCGGTCGAGCATGTCGAGCGAGGACGAGATCGTCAGGTCGGTTAGGTTTAGCGAGCTAGTCCAGGAAGGAGCGGAGATGCCGTTGGACCGCAGGACCTGCCCGCCCGCGCCGGCCGGCGCCACGCTCAGCTGCGACGCGGTCGAGTACACGACTCCGCCGGCCGCCGGCACGATCGCCCCGCCGGTCCCGCCGTACTGCGTGTCGACGACGCTGCCCTGCCACTGGCCAGCGCTGATCGTGCCGACCTCGAAGATGACGGGCTGGGAGCCGGTCTGGAGCATCCCGTAGATGTTCTGGGCGTGCATGTCCAGCCACTGGAACCCGAGGCCGCCGAGGCTGTAGGTGTTGCCGGCGAGCGGGATCAGGTCGGACGACAGGGTGTTGCCGGTCAGGTCGAGGCTGTCTCCGACCGAGATCTCACGGATCTGCTGGGCCTGGGGGTCCAGCGTGAGGGGGAATCGGTTCGCCATCAGTCCTCGATCTCCTTGAGCATGAATTCGTAGCGCTTGCCGGTCTTGTTGTTGCGGATCGTGAGCGCGCTCTCCTCCTCCACGATCGTCCAGTCGCCGCGCTCGTTCCGGAGGTGGAGGTCGCCCGTGTAGACGTTGGCGAACCTCTTCGCCGGCGAGCCCAGGTTGAACGCGTTGTCGGTCGCTGGCAGGACGTCGCTGTTGAAGTTGATCTTCGACGAGGCGATGGCGGCGGTCAGGCTGATGTCATCGTTGACGATCGTCTGGTCCTGGATCATCGAGCTCGTCACGAGCCCGACCGATCCGGTCGACAGCAGCGTGCCGCCGTCAGCGGGCAGGAGCGTCACCGCGGTGCTCGTCACGGCCTGGGCCTTGAGGCGCATGACTCCGCTGGTCGAGCCCTGGAAGTTCATCCCGTCACCGGTGACGGACGGGGTGTACATCAGCGGGCTCTGCAGCACCTTGTTGGACAGGGTCTGCGTGGCCACGCAAGAGGCCAGCTCGAAGCCCCCGGCCGTCGCGCCGTTGTGCACCCTGATCGTGTTGAGGGTGGTGTCGACGGTGACCTCCCCCGGAGCACCCGCGAAGGCGAGGTTCTCGGAGGTGGTGCCGCGCCTGAACTGTACCTGTGTGGGCATCGCGTCAGAATCCGAAGATGAAGTCGAGGCCGATCGCGGTGGCCTTGGCCGTGCTGGAGACCTGGGCTGTAGTGGCCAGGGTGCCGCTTGTCGGGAGGGTCACGTTAGTCGCGGCGGTCAGCGTGAGGGTGCACGCGTAGGCGCCGGACGTCGTGAAGTTACCCGCGAGTGTTATGGTTTTACCTGTGCCGCTCTGAGTGAGCGTAAGGCCGGCGGTGCTCTCGATGGTGTCCGCGCGGAGTGTTCCGTATGCCATGTTCTTAGAGGGTTAGAGGCTTCCGAGCCATGCTTGGACCGTGAGAGCGGTGCTGGTTCCACCGCCGCCGCCGCCTGTGTCAGCCAAGTTGTCGACCGTCCAGGTTGTATCAACGGGGATCGTAACGATTACCCCCGCGTCTATGTCTACCTCATAGAAGCTGACCGCGTAGTACCCGCTGAACAGAGTCGTCGAGGCGGTGATGACCTTCTTGCTGTACGCTACATCGCTGCTGACGTCTGTGAAGCTTAGTACGCCGCTGCCGTTGGTGATGAGGGCCTGCCCGTTTGTCCCGTCAGTCCCCGGCAGCGTGAATGTGATACTGGAAGTGACGGTAGCCGGCGCTTGCAGAGCCACGTAGTGGGATGAGTCCGAATCAGCTAGCCTCAGATCCCCCTGGGAGCCGATCTGGACGTTGGACCCGTCGAAGGTGAAGTTGGCCGAGCCGGCCAGGGTCCCGCTGCTGTTGTACTGAACCTGTGTGTTCGAGCCACCAGCTGAGGCGGCACCCGGACTCACCCAGCCCAGGGCCCCGGAGCCATCGGTCTTTAAGACTTGGCCGGATGTCCCGTCCGTGGCCGGGAGCGTCCACAGGACGTCGGAGCCGATCGAGGCTGGGGCCTGGAATCCGACGTAGTTGGCCCCGTTCGCCGTCGCCTCGTAAAATCGCAGATCAGCCTGGTTCGACAGGTCGATCGCGGTCGAGACCGTGTAGTTCGTCGACGTGACCGACGTCAGGCCGGTGAGCGTCGTCGACGAGGAGCCGAGGCTGATCGCGGTGGAACCGATCGTTGTGGCTCCCGCCACGTACCAGGCTGACCCGTCCCAGATTTTTAGCAGATGCGTGCCCGAGTTGTCGAGCCACATTTCACCAATACTATTGCCGGACTGCCCGGCCGGGGAGACGTTCGGCGCCGTGCCGCCCACCTCGGTGGGCCCGATCTTGCGCACGTTGCCGGCGTCGTCCTCGAAGAAGAGACCCGGAGTACCCTGGTCGTAGTTCAGCGAGAGCTCGCCTATGTCTAGCTGGGCTGCCGTCGGGCGCTTGTTCGCCACCGACGACCTCTTCAGCAGGAAGTTTACTGCCATGCTTGGCCCTATGTAGGGGCTTACGAAAAGAGGGAGCTATTTAGCTCCCCCGTGACTTACCCAGATTGTAAGTGCTCCGGCCC